TCAGATCTCCGCAGTCCGTACGCACCGAGACGGATTGGGACTTCGTATTTCGTCCCAGAAACCGCTTTTAGAAGTTTCGTGACATCTTCCTTGCTTGGAATATAAACAGGGGCTTGTTGAGCCTGTGGGAGCTTTACAGAGGGGGTTTTGATTTCGTAGAAGGATAGCAGAGCCGAAACGAATCCGCAGAGGTTCCGGCACGATTTCGGAGAATGATCTTCCGAATAATCATTGATGAGCTTCTGGAGCTGCTGCCTGCGGATCTCCGTGATCGGGATCGCCCGAAACCATTCCGGCAGAGCATTGAAACACGTTCTATATCCTTTGAGCGTGGACGGAGACAAAACCTTCCCTTTCGCGGATCGGAACGCTTCCCACGCTTCCGCAATCGTCACCTTTTTCTGCAAAATCGGCTCCTGATTTTGCATTTCGTCAAGGATCTCCCGTGCTTCTCTCTGCGTGGGCCTATGATCGACCGTCTTTGAATATATCCGTCCGTGCTTCATTTCACGGATTTTATATTTTCCTGATTCCGTTCGTGTAATGTTCATTTTTGTATTTTCCCCCATATATGGTACAATAATAGCGGAAATCGACTATATGTTGAGATCTCCCCCTACAAGCCCTCTGCACTCCCGGCAAGTGCAGGGGGCGCTCTCATTTTTCGCTCATCTTCCGTGAATAAGCCAGCAACCGCGCAGGCACGGAGACATCCGTCAATCCGATGCAATAATCAACACTTACATTGAAATAATCCGCAACCTTTGCGACATAAGAGATCGCCGGATCGGTTGCGCCACTCTCCCACCTGGAAATCGTTCCCTTGTTGAGTTTCAGCCCGTAACGCCGATTCATGTCAGCCGCGAGCATTTCCATTGTGAGATCCTTCTGCTCCCGTAGTTCTTTCAGTCTCATTCCGAATATGTTTTCCATAAAATCACCTCCTTCGGTATCAATTATACAACAGAAAAAATAAAAAAGTTGTTAAAAAATGTTGCATTGTGTTTTTGGTTGTGCTATTCTCTGATTGTCGGTTGCAGATGTGCAACAGGAAAGGAGAGAAGAATGGAGCGGAGAATGAATTTTTTGGAGCTGGTCGATTACTACATGGACGAGTACGGCTATGACGAGGATCTTGCCTGCCGTCTCGCAACATTAGAGCTGCATCCGGAAATGTATGATGCAAACGATTATGAGTGAAAGGAGGTAAGCGAATGGAAATTCTGAAGTTTAAGGGCTGGCTAGTAGAGCATCAGATCAAGCAGTCCGACCTTGCAGAGCTTCTTGGGATCGCGCCAGAGAATGTGAACGCCAAACTGAACGGACGGCAGGAGTTCACGCTTTCCCAGGTCAAGAAGATCTGCGATGCATACGGGATCAGCGCGGATGATTTTTTTGTCTAAAAGTTGTAGAAATGCAACGAGGGAGAGCAAATGGCAAAGTCGAATTTAGACACGATCAGCAACGATCTGAAGTCAATCCGTGTATGGATCGCTGGAATGATGAGGACGCGGAGAGTGTCGCAGAAGGAATTAGCGGAATACTTGGGCGTATGCCAACAGACGGTTTCCAACATTGTCACAGGATCACATGAATTGAAAGTCAGAGATTTGCTGAAGATCGAAGAATTTTTCGGAGAAAGGTGGAGAGGATGAAAAAATTTTGGTTTGGCGTTGAGTGCATTGGTGCGTGTATCGCGTTCATCGGATTGGGTTGCGAAGCAGCGTCCGCGCTCGTTCCGGTCGGGGTTATCTGTTTCGGCGGATTGGTCTGCTACTTGGGAAAAACGATGGAGGACAGATATGCAGAGGTTTAAGGCGATAGCATTGGCGGCGGTGGTCAGCATATCCGCGATTTCCGTTCCTGTCCCCGTGGAAGCAGAGATCAGCACACCGATTGACCAGCTCGTTGAGATCAATCAGGAGAATCGGGATCTGATCGCGCGCGTGGTCATGTCCGAAGCCAACGGAGAGCCGATGGTCGGGAAGGTGGCGGTCGTGGCCACAATATTCAACCGGGCGAGAATTTACGACATGAGCATTTCAGAGGTGATTTATTCCCCCAATCAATTCAGCACAGCAGACAACGGAAAGCCAACGGCGGAATGCTACGAAGCGATTGACATCTACTGCAAAGTCCCGGAGCTATATCCGGACGACATGATCTATTTCCAGCTACACGATTATAGCAAGTACGGAGAGGACTTCCTGCCGATCGGGAGCCACTATTTCAGCACAAAGAAGGGAGATTGAACAATGTTATGGAGCATTTTGGAAAGCGGTCACATTTCCGGCATCATTCCGCATCCTGGTCAGTCCGTGGATGATTGCATTCTCGAAGAATTGGGCGTGAAAAGCATGGACGATGTGGCTTTTGTCGAGCCGAAGTTCTTTACCAGATGCCGCGGCGATCTCAATCGGGATTACTTCGGACTGATGATGTTCGTCCGCAAATATCCGCAAAACTGCGAGAAAAATCACATCGCCGGAATCGTCAGCGGTCATCCGGAGAAGGATTGGACGCTCGGCACGGCAGTCATCGCAAGCTCGCGGAATGGCAGCAGGGTTCATATTCCGGACGGAATTGCCACGAAGGTCGGAGAGAGTTTGAGAGCGATGCAAAATGTCAATCCACTTCCGTGGTGTGTCGTTCCGTCAACGAGAGAAGAACAGGAGGAGAATTAAATGGGTGATTATACACAGTATGGAAGAGATGAAGTCGTCACGCTGACGGCGAAGCACTTTGAGGATCTGATCCGTGACAATGAGCGTCTGAATCATGCAATCCGTCAGTATCGCGATCAGCTTGGCTCTGTCAAGGAGATCCTTCAGAGCGAGTATGAGCAGAGCCACAAGTGGATTAATTACGGAATCGGCTATGAAGTCGCGCAGGCTATCGGCTGGGAGCCGCAGGAGCCGGAAGAAGAAGAAGAGGACGGCGCGGAAGAGACGGACGAAACACTTCCGTTTTAGAAAACAAAAGGAAAAGGAGGAGATCTTATGGCATTACCTGTATTGATTTTAGGACGGAGCGGATCGGGAAAGACCTATTCGCTCAAAAACTTCACGAAGGACGAGGTTGCGGTCATTTCCGTGGAAAAGGGACGGCTCCCGTTCAAGTCTGATCTTGGCGTGGCGCGGATTCCGAAATTTGAGGATAGCGAGAGTATTAAGACTTCCGCGCAGATCTCGGCGGCGAGGTATTCCTGGATTGAAACCGTCATTCGGACGGCAAAGACAAAGACTTTTGTCATTGACGATTCGCAGTATCTGCTCGCGGACGAGTTCTTTGACAGAGCAAAGGAAAACGGCTATCAGAAGTTCACGGACATCGCGCTGAATTTCCGCGATTTAATCCACTTCATCAATGATCTGGGAGAGGACGACAAGATTGTTTACTTCCTGCACCATTCCGAGACAGGCGAGGACGGGCGCGAGAAGGTTAAGACCATCGGAAAGATGCTGGACGAGAAGCTGACCGTTGAAGGGTGCTTTGACATCGTTCTCTACTGCAAGGATCAGAAGTTCTACACGCAGGGCGATTCTATCAGCGTGGCGAAAAGCCCGGAGGGAATGTTCCAGAGCGTGGAGATCCCGAACGATCTGAAAGCCGTCAATGACACCATCCGTGAATACTACGGAATCACGGTTGATAAGAAACCCAAAAACAAGGAGGAGAAGTAAATGAAAGCATTTAACGGATTCGATGACGCAAAGAAGCAGGCACAGGCCGGGAGCATTGGGAGACTGCCTGCTGCCGGATATGTCTGCAAGATTCTCGGCGTGGCCTATGACGCAGGGACGGACGGGAAGTCCGATGTCCTGACGATTCAGTTTGACATCTGCGAGGGGGATCAGAAGGAATACTTCAGCAAGCGCTACGGCGCGGATACTTCCGAAGATAAGAAGTGGAAGGGAACCAAGCGCATCTATATCCCGATGGATGATGGCTCCGAGAAGGACGGCTGGACGAAGAAAACCTTTGCCGGATGGATCGCGGCGGTCGAGGAATCCAATCCTGGCTATGCATGGGATTGGGACGAGAAGAAACTGAAGGGCAAGTTGGTCGGGATCGTGTTTGGTGAGACCGGGACCGTGATTGACGGCAAGGAAGTTGTCTACACCGAAGCGAGATTCGGCGTGTCGGTCGAGAAGATCCGTTCCAACGATTATCCGCTTGCGACATTCTTGAAGAAGCACGGTTACAAGGGCAACGGAGCATCTTCCGCACAGTCCGCGCAGTCCGGCGGAAATGTTCCTGACTTCCTCCAGGTGTCTGATTCGGAGCTTGATTCGCTCCCGTTTAACTAATGGAGCCGTATGAAATCGAGAATTGCCTGCATTCCCTAGAGATCCTCGTTGATACAAGGGAGCAACCGAGCGAGAGAGCCGAGAGAAGGTATCAGTCTTTCGGCTCCCCGTATCGGAGGGTGACGCTCGATTATGCAGATTATACTTACAACTTCATACTGCCGGACGGAAAGCCTGCTTTCTCAACGGAATCTCCCGTCTGCGGTCATGCCGTGATCGAGAGGAAAGCAGATCTCGTTGAATTGTCCGGCTGCCTGTGCCAGAGCCGCGAGAGGTTTGAACGGGAGTTTCAGAGAGCAAGAGATCATGGAGCGTCAATCTATCTGCTGGTCGAGGATGCGAATTGGGAGAATCTGATTCACGGACATTACAAGACAAGATTCAATCCCAACGCTTTCGAAGCGTCCTTGCTGGCGTTCATGGTTCGCTATGATCTGAAGCTGATCTTCTGCAAGAAGGAGACATCCGGCAAGCTGATCCGTGACATTCTTTATCGGGAGCTGAAGGAACGGCTAGAAAGGGGGATATATGGCTGAAAGACCAGGATATATATCCATATATAGGAAGATTCAAGACAATTGGTTGTGGAGTGATAAGCCGTTCAACAAGGCCCTTGCGTGGATTGACATTCTGCTTTCCGCACAGTTCCACGATTCAAAAGTTGTCATCGGTGGTCAGGTCATCGAAGTTCCGAGAGGATCATGGTTCGTTTCCGTGAAAACACTTGAAACACGATGGGGGTGGTCATCGAACAAAATTAGAACGTTCATCCGCACACTCGAACGTGACGGAATGATACAAACGGAAGGTACAACCCGTGGGACACTTCTAACCGTTGTAAAATATGAGGATTATCAATCCGGCGGTAGAGCCAAAGGTAGAACAGAAAGTACATCAGAAGGTACAACGGAAGGTATAGCAGAAGGTACATCAGAAGGTAGAACAGAAGGTACAACGGAAGGTACACATACTAATAAGAGTAATAAGAGCAATAAGGTCAATAAGAGAAAAAATCAAGATCCGCTCTCCGCATACACATTCACGCAGGAAGAGATTGATCGGCTGGATGAGCTGGGAGACGATAAGGCTTTCCCGAATCAGGAGATAGCAGATCTGTATTGGCGGAAGGTATTGCAGATCGAGCGCGGACAGATAGAACGGCCACAGTAAGGAGAGGAGGGGAGACAAATGAATAGTGGTTTCTATCAGTTCAGCGAAGAAGATGCGCTTGCTTTCGCCAGGACGCAGGATGGACGGACACGGAGACACGGAGACGAGTTACAGTTCGAGAAATGCCCGATGTGTCACGGAGGGCGCGGACGGGATAAATGGACTTTTGCAATCAATCTGAAGAACGGGGCCTGCAATTGTAAGCGGAGTGGGTGCGGTTATTCCGGAAATATGATCACGCTTGCGAAGGAGTTTGGCTTTTCGCTCGGACGGGACAATGACGCTTACTATCGGCTGAAGGATTACACGGAAAGACGGTTTCAAGACTTCTCACGGTTCCGCGATAAGCATGCCGTGCCGACAGATCCGGCGATTGCTTTTCTCAAAAGCAGAGGGATTTCGGAGCAGATTGCACGGAAATATGAGCTTTCCACGAAGAACGACCGCGAAGAAGTGCTTGTTTTCCCCTTCCGTGATCCTGACGGCGAGATCCAGATGATCAAATATCGGAATATGTCTTACATCAAAGGCGTGTCCGTTGGCGCGAAGGAATGGTCAATATCCAACTGCAAGCCGATTCTGTTCGGAATGTATCAATGCGAGGATCGCGGAACGCTGGTTATCACGGAAGGGCAATTGGATTCGCTCTCCTGCGCGGAAGCCGGAATCAAAAATGCCGTTTCGGTCCCGACAGGCGCGAACGGGTTTACATGGGTTCCGTACTGCTGGGACTTCGTGAATGAGTTCGAGACAATCATTGTTTTCGGAGACTGCGAGAAGGGGATTATCACTCTGTCAACGGAAATTCTTTCGCGCTGGCCGCAGAAAACGAAAGTCGTCCAGATGGAAGATTACCTGGACTGCAAGGACGCAAATGAGCTTTTGCAGAAGCACGGAAAAGAAGCCGTCCTTCATGCCGTCCACAATGCGAAGCCGATTCCTGATAAGCGGATAAAGCCGATGACGGAAGTCAAATCTGTTGACATCATGAAAATGCCCACGCTGACCACGGGATTAGATTCGCTGGATGAGATCTTAAGCGGTGGTTTCCGTGTCGGTCAACTGATCCTGCTGACGGGAAAGCGCGGAGAGGGTAAATCTACACTCGGCTCAATGTTCGGCGTTCATGCGCTGAATCACGGATATAATGCTTTTTTCTATTCGGGAGAGCTGATGGACTTTTATTTCCGCAATTGGATGGATCGTCAGATTCTCGGCAAAGATCTGTCCGTTGTGAGTACGCCGGAAGAGGATCGGCTGAAACTGAATCAGTTTTACGCGGACAAAGCGTTTATTTATGACAATTCCACGCTCACGGATGACGAAAACGATGAAATCCCGAAAACAGTAGAACAGGCAATCCGGCAGCAGGGGTGTCAATTCGTCCTGATCGACAATCTGATGACGGCTATGGATTCCGACACTTCATCGGATATTTACCGCGCACAAAGTCAGTTCGTTGGCAAATTGGCGGAATTGGCGCGGAGGTATTCCGCAATAATTGTCCTGATCGCCCATCCGCGCAAGTCCACAGGATTCAACGGATTTGAAAATGATGATGTGTCCGGCTCCGGCGACATCACGAACAAAGTCGATATTGTCATCAATTACGGACGGAAGAAGTTCAAGAAGGGCGATGTTGTCACGCAAGAAGATATGGATATGCGTGAATTGATCGTCACAAAGAACAGATTAACGGGAAGATTGACGCAGGCCGACAAGCCGATCCGCCTGGTCTATGATCCCGAAAGTAAGCGGATTGCAGAGAAAACGAAGGACTTTAGAAAGCAGACGGGAACCTTCTCCAAAGACTTCGTGGAAGTCACGGAAGAAGAAATGGAAACCTTGCCGTTTGCGGAGGGATAGGGGGTGATGAAATGCCACATCCGCGAACAGTTTCGATAAATGATGTTATTGCGGTCATTGGCTTAATGCAGGAAGGACTAACCACGGAGCAGGCGATGGACGCGCTGGGCCTGCCGTACAAGCTCCGCACGATGCAGACGAATGTAACGCGCTACAAACGGAGCCACGGGATCGAAGTTGGCAAGCGCGGACGGCCTACTGTTGAGGGGCAAAAGAAATATAAATCCGGCTGGATTCCCGTCCAAAAGAAGTATTTAGATGTCGGTCGGATCCATGCGCTGACAAATGCCGGATGGAGCGTTGAAAAGGTGGCGGATGATTTGAGTACGCTGCCGGAGTATGTGGAGGAGATTTTGAACAATGACAAGCCGATTTCACGGCAAAAGGAGGATTAAATGGGATTAAAATGCGAGCTTTATAACGATTCTATGCAGGGTTGGAAGTGCTACCCGATTCAGAAAGCACAGTTGATTATTGCAGATGTGCCGTACAATGTGGGAACAAATTTCTACGGATCGAATCCGATGTGGTACAACGGCGGCGATAATTCCAACGGCGAGAGCAAGCTGGCCGGGAAAGCGGCTTTTGCGTCTGATTTCAATTTCAATCTGTATGAGTATTTCCATTTCTGCTCGCAGCTTATGCGCAAGGAACCGAAAACGGGCGGCGCTCGCGGAAAGTCGTCAGATGCTCCGTGCATGATCGTGTTCTGTTCGTTCGAGCAGATTCCAACGCTCATTAAGGCGGCAGAAAAGCATGGATTTGTTCACAATATCCCGTTGGTATTTATCAAGAATTATTCGCCGCAGGTTTTAAAAGCAAATATGCGTGTTGTCGGCGCTACGGAATATGCGATTTTGTTTTATCGGTCGTATCTGCCGAAGTTCCGCAACGGTTGCCAGGTGGACGAAAACGGAAAGACAATCCGCGGAACCGGGAAAATGGTTTTCAATTGGTTCACTTGGGAGAAGGACGGGAAGGAGATCCCGAAGATTCATCCTGCGCAGAAGCCCGTGAAACTTCTGAAGCACCTGATTGAGATTTTCACAGATCCGGGCGATGTCGTGATTGATCCGTGTTTTGGCTCTGGGAGTACGGCAAGGGCGGCGTTAGAGCTTGGGCGGAATTTCTACGGATTCGAGATCAACAAAGAGTTTTACAGACGGGCAAAGAATGAAATGATCGTGTTGCCGAAAGATGAACAGATGACCATTAGCGATTGGGAGGCGGCGCTTGTCGATAAAAGCTCATGAGATATGGACTGCCGTACAAGGGATCGAAAAACGGAATAGCGAAATGGATTATAAGCCAACTTCCCGAAGCAGAAGTATTTTGCGATTTGTTTTTCGGTGGCGGTGCGGTTACTCATGCCGGAATGTTAAGCGGCAAATACAAAAGATTTATTGCAAATGATATAGATGCCAGGTTGCCGAAGCTCTTTATTGATTGTGCTTATGGGAAATATACCGTTGAGAATCATCCGGAGTGGATTACTCGCGAAGAGTTCAACAGAAGAAAAGCGGAAGATGCTTACATCGCGCTGGTATGGTCTTTCGGAAATAACGGAAAGGATTATCTTTACGGGGCGGATATAGAGGACATGAAAAGAGCATATCACAGAGCCGTTTATTTGGGCGATCTGGACGCGTTGCTCCCTTTCGGGTATGTTTTATTGCCTAGCACAAACAAAACGGTTTACGGGCGTTATTTGGACTATCAGCGGCAAATAAAAAAGCAAACGCCGAGCAATCAGCTGGAAATCGTTACAAGGCAGAATGAGATAGAACGCCTGCAACGCCTGCAAAGCCTGCAAAGCCTGCAAAGCCTGCAAAGCCTGCAAAGCCTGCAAAGCCTGCAAAGCCTGGGAGTTGATTATCAAGAAGTGCCTATTCCGGACGGCGCATTGATTTATTGCGACATTCCATATTCGTCTACAAATTGCGGAAAGTATCAGGGATTCGACCACGACCGCTTTTATTCGTGGGCAAGGCAACAGAACAATATTTTTATTAGCGAGTACGATGCGCCGGATGATTTCATTCCATACGCCTGGATAGAAAAGACTGTACTCTCTGCGGCGAACAGGAATGGCATAAAAGCAAAAGAAATGATTTATACCAACGAAAGAACATACGCTCAAATGAACGCGGCGGAACGGGAAAAGATCAATTTGAATTTTGCGGAACAAATGAGCATTGAAGATTTTTTCGGATAATCCCGAAAGAAAGGAGCAAAAAATGCGACTAATCGACATTCTCACGAACCTAAAGAATTGGAGTTTCGAGATCAACGGCCCGTATCGGATCCAGCAGGCCGAAGCGCAAGCGATCCGTGATTCATTCGCAGATCTTCTCTTCCTCGAATTTCTGAAGAAAGAAATTCCTGCGGAGCAAATGGATGAATTGCTACAC